AGGAGTTAAAACATAATCATTTTTTCCTGTTTTTTCCATCTCTTCTTGTTTGTCGTCAAAAAATTGTGAAAGTTTTTGGTTAAATGGATATGAATCATAACTTCTCAACTCTAATTTTTCTTGAGGTGTCTTTTCTCTGTATTTCTCAATTTTGTTTTCAAGAGCATTAAGTTTATTCATAATTGCATCCATCTCACCTAATCTTGATTCTAATTTATTTAATTGACCAAATAAATTTTCAAAATAGTCATCTTGTTTAGATTGAATATCTTTTTGAGCGGTAACTAATTCTGTGATGTCTAATTCTTCTGAATCAGATGATTCATCTTTCTTTTCATCAGATTTACCCTCATCATCAATTTTTTCAACATCAGGGTCATTTTCAACATCAATTGGTTCAGACCCACCTGTTGGCGGTGGTGGAGGTGTTGCAGCAACATCTGCAGGAGGTGGTGGAGGTGTAGCTCCTGCTTCAGGTGCTAATGCACCTAAATCGGCAGGTACTTCCGCATCTTGCTCCATTATATATTTATTGATACTTCTGTATCTATTAATTTCACTTAATATTTTTTTATCTAAACTCATAGTATTAACCGTTTAATAATTGTTTTATACCGTTAGCAGTTTCAACTCTAACTTTTCTGTTGGCAGTTGTTTGGTGTCCGGCTCTTTCAATAAGACCGTCTCTTTCTCTTACAGTATAACAATCTCCTGTATCTAAGTCACAAACTTGTTTAGTTCCATCACCGTTGTCTTCTTGGGAGAATCTTGTTGATTTACCAAGATAATTATCTAATGCTGATTTAATATCCATAATAATGTTTCTATATAAATATATGATTAAGTTATAAAGTGAATGGTGGTCCAACAACTGTTTGAGTTAATACCTGACCATTTACCGGTGACTTAAGTCCATAAGGTCTATACTTAACAATTAACTTGAAAACACCTTTACCTGTTAAAGTATATTCATATGTATACCTTGTTTGAGTATCTACCAATCTACTTGAAGATGCTTTATCACCATCCGAATCTAAAAAATATATTTCAACATAATTTTGTTCTTGAAACGATGGGGTATTAAATTGGAATGTAATATATCCATTGTTATCTGGTTTTTTAATGTTAAAAAACTGAGGTCCATTACCTTGTAAAGTCGGACTTTCACCAATTAAAACAATTGATGCCGCAACTTCCGCAAATGTTGGGATTGTTGTTTGTGTTGGTCTAAAATCAAAATTAAATGATTGTGTAACATCCTGTATGTTTATTGCTCTATCTGTAGGTGCCGCAACTATTGTAAATTTAATTTGAGCCGTCTGTGTTGGTGTAATAGGACTTACCTTAAATTCTTCAATAGGATAACTTACTAATATAACCTGTAAATTTTCATGTGTTATATTAAACACATTTTTCGAAACATATCCTATAATTGGTATTGTTACAGTTCTATTTAATGTTTTTGTTTTGAGATTATTAACAACATTATTGTCATAAACAGAAACTACCATTTCAACAGTTTGGTCTAATGTCCAAGTATTTTTGTTTAATACTTGAGGATTAACTCCAACCATCAAACTTGATGTTGATCCGTTTACACCTATTTGTGTATTTTCTATTAATGTGACAGGACCTGTTTGTTGTGGCTGAGTGTTGGTGTTGTTTGTATTATTTGGTATTGGAGTCACTTGAGATGGATTATAGGTAAATAATCCTGACGTTACTGTACTACCATGAATTCCTCTAACAATAATCGGGGTTTGTTGAATATTTGTTAATCCATTATTACTAAAAGGAACGACAACACTAATATTAAACGCATTTAAAATGGTTATACCTGTAGTTGTGGTTACGTTATTTATTGTAATACCCGTTACCTCATCTAAGTTGTTACCAACAATAGTTAAAATAGTACCACTAACACCTGTTAATGGTGAGAATGATGTTATTGTTGGAGGTGGACAAGACGGTACCACATTTGTAGTTGTGTTTAAATTATTTGCTGGTGTTGTAACACCAGCCAAAGTGTTATTATTTTTTTTCTTTTGGTTTGTAGTTGCAACTTTTAATTCTGTAGTTGCCTCAACATTTAATCCAGCAACTCCTGCAGATTTAAACGCTTTGTTAAATGTCTCCTCTAAAGTTGTAAATTCCGAAGTATGTGAATCATAATAAGATTCTTCAACATTAGAAACAGGCCAATGACAAACATAGTATTTGGTAATACCCATTCCATTAACAAACACTTGGTTAACTCTTGGTAATAATCTAGCAATCATAAAATCAAAAAAATCTCCAATTGTATTAAAATTTGCAACTGGTTGTGACGTTTTTGTTCCTGTTGAATTTGGAATGTTAACACAAGAATATTTTTTAGAACTAAAATATCCACTACCTGTTGGACCGTAGTCTGTTGTTAACGTTACGTTTGCATAATTGTTGGCATATCCATAAAACTTAGTTTGGTCAAATGTTTTTGCATAACATATCATGTAAATAAGAACTTGTAACTTAGGATTACTTGTTTTCTTTTCAAGTTCCTTAACAAAGTCATCTATAGTAATACTCATTGTTGTTGATGATTGAACATCTCCAAAACTATTATATGCAACCGCTAAATTATTACGACATGAATTTTGAGCGGCGGCGGTACTACCGCCAGCCTGACTAATATATTTAGACTTATCAACGTTTGTAATTGCCTTGGCTGTAACATCATCTTTAGAGTTTTTAACAAGAGATTCAATTTTAGTTAATAAGTTTTGATTAATACTTTGTAAGAAATTATTAATTGATGGTAAATCGTATATTCCTTGTCTAGTACCTGTAAATGATGTTTGAAAGTTACCCGCGGTTATTACATGGTCAACTTGTGTTATAAAATAAGGTCCGTTAAACATTGGTACATGTCTAAGATTAAAATACATTGTTGGTTGTAATAAAGCATTACCTAAACATCTAACAGTACATTGATAACTTCTTTGTTTATATAAATTGTATAAACCAACATTTTGTGTTGCGGTATTTTTACCGTTGTATTGATTAACCATATTTAATTGTGTCTGTATTGACTCTGAAGTTGCTTTACCAGAATCCATATTAACATCAATTGAATAAAATATGTTTTGATTTCTATTCCCAACATCAACATTAAACCCAACACATTTGTTTGAGATAGCATAATCTTTTTTACCCGCAGGGTTCTCAATTAAAGGGTTATCTGAAGCCCTCCTTAAATCAAACGCATCATCTCTAAATCTTGAATTTCCTTTAGGTAAATCTAAGTGTGTTGATGGTTGTCCTGCATAAAAACAAATCATTTTTGGCCCTGATTTTCTATAATCAACATTTAAAAATGTCCCCCACATATTGTCCGCAAATTCTAGACTACCTTCAGGTTGTGGTATTGTTGTACCATCAACTTCTTGTATATTATAAAAATTAACATAAGCAGGAAGTGGCATAACATTAAATTTATTTTTAATTAAAATACCACTCATAAATGTGAATACGCTCATCTCCATGTTAAGTGAATTTTCACTCAACATATTTTTTAAATCAAAAATATCAATAATAATAGTGTCACCAATATTTCTTGATGCTCTATCTAAGAACATAACATCTTCAAATAAAGTCTTAGATGTATAATCAGAACCTGCAATCCATTTGTCATTTAACGCTTTGAATACTTCGTAATTTTCTACCTTACTTTGTTGTCCGTCAATAACACTTTGAATTGCCCTTTCGGGTAATTCTTGTTGGTCAGGTAAATCTTTTCTAACTCTAGTTAATATTTGATTTAATACGTTATTTTGAAAATTTGAAGTTAAACCTAAGTAAGTTTGAACCCTACTTTTAAATTCAGTTCCTGACAATGTTGGTGTATACAGTTTTTGAGTTGCATACATTTTTATAATTGGTGCTAACAATACTACATTGTTTTCAGTAAATTCAATATCATTATCAATAAAGAAATCTGTAATGTATGAACCGTTATTATCGTATGTCAAATTTGGTATTGTTGAAAACCCAACTTCGGTTTCCAAAACTTTCCAAGCATTAGGGTATCTTGATTTAGAAACATCTAAAGTAATTGTATTTAATGATGATGGTAAACTATTTTTAACGTATGGATTAAATATTATTGGGTCAACAACATCGTTGTTTCCACCACCTTGAGCAAGGTATGAGGCCATCACTCTTCTATTATAATCCGCAGGATTACCGTATTTTAAAATCACATCATACTCTAAAAACGCTTTAATAGTGTTTGAAAAAATAGTTAATTGTGTTTCCCCAATTGTTTTAAAATATTCTCCATTAGTAATCGAACTTTCCTTACCGTCAATCTCCATCATATTTGTAAAAAGATACTGAAAGTTTCTAAATAACGCATTTGAGTCAACAGGTGAAACCCCTATTGGTACCGCAACTTGTAAACCTAAATCAATATTTGAGGCTGGTTTACAAAAGTTTAAAAATTCATTTTCAAATTTATCTAAAATACTTTTATCAAAAACTGAAAATATTTCTTCAATCTTAGAATAATCCGAATCCATCAATAATTTAAATGGAGATTGTTGTTTGGTACCAGTTTCAATTTTATTAATATAGGAGTCAGCTTGCGGTTTTGAAATTTGGGTATTATCAAAATAACCGTAGTTTGGTGATGACCATAATAATCTAACAGAACCATTATAAATGGATGGGTTATCAATAAAAATACACTTAGGTTCGTTATTAATTAAACATTCACTTTTTACTTGATTGATTTGAGAACCAAATGATGGTACCACATAATATTTTAAAGCGGTTGTATTGTTGCTTGGGTTACATGCATTTCCAACGTCTGTTGGGTCAATAGTATTATTAGGTAACACAACAGACCAAGTTTGTATGGTTGAGTATTGCGTAGGCGTAATTAAAGGAAATACAATAGTTTGAGCATTAATGTTTGAATCTGTAAAGTTATAAACTTTAACACCTCTATCAATACTTTCTTGTATTTCAGTGTCAGTATATCCACTATATAAATTATATCCATTATAAAAAACATTAAAATCATTAATTACTTTTGGATAGAATCCTGTTTGAATTTTGGTGATATTATTACTAACATTTTGTAGTGTGATTTTATTTTCACCATCAAATTTAAAAGTATATGTTTTTGTGTCGGAACTTGTTACTGGATCAAAATTTGTTTTGTAATCAAAGTTTTTCCAAGCAGACTCTAGTATATCAGTATTACTATTAATATAAGTCTTATATCTATACCATATTGAACCCATTTTTAATACCCAAGCATATGGCATTTTATGAATTGCACCAAACTTTTTAAAACAAGATGCAATATAATCTAAATCACTTGACTCACCATTAGTCTTATATTTTTCTTTTAATGATGCTAATGGTAAAGAATTAATAAATAGATATGCCGCTTGTGTGTATGGATATGGGTCTTTCCTTCTCCAATTATTAACACCATTCTGAATTGCATTTATAAAATACGGAGTATTCAACATTGATGTTGTTGTTTCAATTAGAATGTTTTTACTAGGTGAAAAATAATTAACATATCCTTCAGTAGGTACAAAAAATGTAGGGTCTTTTCTTATTAAATAAAAACTATCTAACCCTATTGAAGTTATTTGGTTTGTTGGATTAGAAACTTTTAAATAAGAAAAATTAGTTACAGGTCTATTTTTACTATAATTATAAACACTATTAAAATTTGAAATAACATCTCTATCTTCAAAAACAGTTAATACTCTATTTGTGTTATATACAAAATTTTTAGTATTCGTAATACTATTTGCCATGTGTGTTGCCACCCATGTTGGGTCAGTAAATGGATATGTATCAATGATTATTGGTTCATTTGTTACATTTTTAACTAATTGTAATAACCCATCAGTATTTGTTGTTGTCTGTGGTTCTTTACCTAAATCAGTTAAACTTAAAATATTAAAAGAATTTTCGGTTAGATTTCTAATATATGGTGTTACAAAAAAATCTCTAATATAATCTTGATATGCTCTACCCGTTCCTTGGTTTGAAATATTTTCTAAAAAAGATGGGTAATTTTGTGCAGTAATATCATAGTTTTTAAGTTTTAAAGTTAAAAATGGTGAACTAACTCCTAAGCTAGTTACAACATTATTAGTTTCGGCACTTACAATTAATTTTGTTAGTTGGTCTATTTGATTGTTATTTGCCCTAATAAACCCAGAGTAGTTTGAGGTTAGAAATTGTCTTTCCCATATTTCATAGAAAAATTTAATTTCTTCTTTATTTGCATACGCAATACCTTCTGACGGATATTCAATAGCGTTTACATTAATAATGTTTGTCGTTGCCTGACTATCTATAGGTGGTTGGGATACAGGTGGATTAAATTTTTGAGTTAATCCTCTCATGTATTCCTCAACAAACTCAACCTCTGGCCATTTTTCGTACAAATAACCTTTGGTTAAATCAACAACAGATGGGTCTGCAATATATTTTAACTGAAATCTACCCTTCTTATCTTCAGGAGTTTCCACAAAAAATTGAGGCCAAGGATACACAGGTGTTTGACCGTTAACTAACCCTTGATTAGAACTTTGAGCGGGTTGACTTATTTTAACATTACCTTCAGTCTCTGTACCTTGAGCTGAAGATGGATTGTCTAAAATCGCAAGTTGTCTTATAGGATCATATTTTACGTTCCAAGCTTTAGTGTGTACCTCATCAAGTAATCGAATAAAACCTTCGGCCGAAGCCATAATTACCGCACATATATTTCTAACGGTCGGATTAAATCCTACTTTTTCTTCTATTTTTTTCGCCAACTCGCTCGTTAACGCGGTTTCAGCTTCTGATAGTTTTTGATTTGCTTGAGTTTCCATATTAGATAATAAATCTTGAAACTCTTCAAAATTATAAAGTGGTGGATTAACAAGATATCCAAATAAACTTTCAAATTTAGTATCGACACTACTTTTTTCAAAAGACGGTTTTAAAGCCATTTGTAAACTCAACTGCATTGACTTAGTATCCGCAGTTGTTGGTAATAATTTACCTGTTTGAGATGTTGTTGTTTTTTCTAAGTTTATGTCAGTTAAAGCAACTTGTTTAAGCATAGTATTAAAAGTAATACTATTTTTAATAGGTGTTTTACCAGATTTACCTAAAGTTGGATTTTCTGCTAAAAAACTATTATACTCAATAGTATACGCACTTAAAAAACTAATTGCTTCCGCTTTTTTTGTTGGATTACTAATAAATTCTTGTTTAAAGTTATAAACTTCTTGTCCTGTCCCTTTTAGTATGATTGGTTTTGGGTTTAAATACGTGTTAAACCAAGAGTCTCTATCACCATAAACTGAGTTGTAGTAATTTTTTAAAGTCTCTTTATATGTTCTAATGTTTGTTAATGGTTCAACATCTGCTTTGGTATATTTATCCGCAATTGAATTTTCAAAAGTTAAAAGTTTAGTCATTAATTGAGCAAGCGTAAATTCAGGAAAGTCAGGACTAATTAGTCCTTTAGCCTTATATTCACTATAAACTTCAATTATTTTTTGATATCCTCTTTCTGTAACTAATTCTGTTGTTATATTTTCTGTTGATATTGACGATTCTCTTGAAACTACGTCACTTTTTGATTGAGATTCAATAGATTTGTTTGTTCCTCCTTCAGGTGATGTTGGAGATTTTGAAATATCAAATCTAGTACTGTACATGTGTGGTGCCGCAAGTAAGTTACCCATTGACACCTCATTTAAAATATTAAACTTATAACCAACAAATTCTAACTCAATTGAGTAGTTACCGCTATAACTATTAAATCTAGCATTAAATGTTTTTAAATTTAATTGGTATCTGATGGCTTGACCATAATACCCTTTTAGGGTTAAATAAAATGGACAATACGGTAAATTAAAAAATGCCGAATATGGTGAATTGTCTCCAAGTTGGAATAAAGCTCTTCCTTGAATATCTTCAAGAGACATTGATACTGATGGAACGAAAGAAGTATTTGTTTTTATATTAATACTTGTAATTCCCAATAACCCATTATCGGTTGCTTTGCCACCTGGGTCGGTTATTGTCATTTTTGCATAAGGTTTTGTACCGTTTTTTGGGTCAATAATCTGCTCTTGCATTTGATTCACCCCTAAACCATTCTTTGCGTTTTTACCAGTTAATTCATCATAATAACCCGTCGTTAAAGATTTTTCTTCAGTAGGTCTCAAAAAATTCATTTTAGCAACTGAAATAGTTCTAATTCTATCTTCAGGACTACCCCCTACCGATAGTTTAGTTCTTGGTACAACTTCAGCCTCAAGATTAGCATACATCACTAAATTTTCGTGGTCAACTAATCTTTCACGAATATTTCCAAGGGCATCAATAGTTTTATTAGGGTCAACTATAATAATATTATTATAATCAAACTCTACTAAAATATTTCCACTATTGTCTCCTTGTACATTACCTGCCATAATAATAAAAATAATTATCTAATGATGCTTTATAGTCTTGTAATGAAGGTAATAACGGAAAAGGAATAATCAATACCGCACCATCATATATATAATTTTCCAACCCACCAAATTCAGGATTTGCTTGCAAAATTAACCAACCAAAGTATGGTGAATTATAAAATTCTTGAGACACCACATCCAATCTACTTCTACCAACTTTATATATAAAAGTTTTGTCTGTTGTTTTTTGAGGTAATTGCACAAAAGGAACCACGGTTTGTTCACCGTTAATTAAAAAATCACTATATCTATTCCAATATTGGTATGCCATTAGTTAAGTTTTGCTTTAGATATAAATACCTCTGCAGGTTTTTCGTCATTCCATGTTTTATTTTTTGTGTTTTGGTTTTCAACCCAACCTAAACCTTTTATTAAATCTTTTTGAGCATTTGTATTCGCGTTTTCAGTATCATATTCAAAGTTTCTTTTTTTCTTAAGTGTGAATGGAGTATAAATTAAAAAATCTTTTAATCTTTCTTTTTCCATGTAATTTATAAACTCTTTAGTAATAGTATTTTCATCAATAAATAATGGTTTTGCTATCTTATCCCAATATGCATCAAAAACTTCACCAATATTATCCGCACCATTACCAATCAATCCTTCGTTTTTAATTGTATTACCAATTAACGCATTTTTAAATGTTTCATATTTTTTAGTGTCGGTAACATCATCAGAAACAATCATATATACTCTCCTAAAAACATTATTATCAAATGTCGACCCAGGGCTTAAACTAATATAGTCTTGATTAACACTAAAAGGTTCGAATACTTCTTCACCTGAAGGTAATTTATAAGGTAAAGGTAAAACTAAAGTTCCTGTATACGATTTACCGTTGTATGTAAAAGTATTTGCACTCCATACAATTTTATTAAATTCAGTAATTCCACTATTAATTTTTTTAACATCATTTTCAAGTTCAACTAAAGTATTTGTTGCTGGTGCCGAACTAGCGTCAACTTCTGTGGTTGGGTATAAGATGTATGAAAATACCTGTCCATTACTTTGTTGGTATCCATCAGTTCCTGTATTAGGGATTGCACTATATGTTATTGTGTTAATTCTTCCAATATATCCCATATAATTTTGTTGTACCGCAACCATACCATTTGTGATATTAGTTACCGCACTTTGAAATGAACTTCTTTTATTTTTAACAAAATTTGAATAGTTTTCTTTAACTTGTCTTATAAGTTTATTTGAAAACCTTTTAGATTTATCTGAAATAAATTGAATGAACGCCTCATCATCATTCTTAATATCTTTAACAAGTTGACCAAATATCTCATCAGTTCTTTTTTCTAAATTGTAAGACTTACCAAACAGAGTAGTTCCTGAAGTTTTTGTAATTAAAAAATTACCCTCAGTATATACTCGTTCCATCATCCATTGTTGACGAACGGCATTATTATATTGGTTAACCGTTTCTCTATTTTTATTAACAACATTTGTAAAATATGATTGAGTTTCTGTTACAACCTTATCCATAAAAATACTATAATTAATTGTACCTGTTTGACCTGTCTCGGTTATGACATTACTTGTTACAGTACCAATTGGTTTGTTATTGTTTTGGCCATTATTTGGTGTTGTTTGATTAAGTGTTGGAGGTGCAACATTACTTGGTGCTAATTTTAAAAATTCAGCATCAATAACTTTATAACTTAAATCAGTAGAATCAGCTCTATCATCATAAATTTCTGTGTTGGCATAATAATTGAATGTTAATGCGTTTTGCAATTTGTCAACAGATTCTTTTAATCCACTACCACCTACAAAGTTAAACCCTAATGTAATGTTTGCAATCATAGGTTGAACACCAATACCTTCTGGGTTAATATCCAAATTTTCATACTGGATACCCAAACTTGTTGGGATTATTTTTGTGTTATAAAAATCACCAACTCTTAATATTAAAACAGGTGGTGCACCAAACGAAGTATTTGTTGCGTCATTATAAACAGGTGTTGCAGCACCATTAATAGTTTTGATTGTCGGTATTGTATCACCAGGCCTCATGCATTGTTGTAAAAAAGTTAACCTTGAGTTAAGCCCTTCAGGAGTAATTGAGTGGAAAGCTGGTTGGAAGAATTTTAATTTATCTCTAAGGTTATCGTAAACCATTGGAGTTTCTTCTTTAATTGTTTCAAAATAATCACACTCGGATAATAAAGAACGTAAAACTCTCTTACTTATATTGTCTTTATCAATATACTTAGGTTCAATCGGAGGGGTTGTAACTGTCTTTGGAACATCATTAGGTACATTTTCAGTTGTTACTTTTGCTGGAGGTACTACTTTAGGCGCCTTTAATGTTGATTGTATGTTAGAGATATACGCTCTCCTACAAGCCATTGCCCTTGTTGTATAAACTTCTTTATTTTGTACAGTACTGTTACTGTTTCTACCATCATTATCACCACAAGAAACACTACTTCCTGGTACGAAAGTTTTAGTTTTGTCATCAAATTTCATTACTTGGGTATTCTCACCACGACCTTCACCAATTTTAACAATTAAATTTGTTCCGACATATTTTGTCATTTTACTATTACCTGTAATGAATATTGCCGCAGAATTAATTCTTTTTGCAGATAAAATATTATTATATGCCTGTGTTGCTGCGGGTGAAGTACTACTATCAATTGTAATTGTTACAACACCTTCTATCTTACCTTCAGAGTTAGCGTTACTTATAAATTCTTTTTCTAACGTATCAATTAGACCATCAAGTTTTTGTTTATTAGATATAACCACACTATCAAAAAACGAACTTGTTTGAGCTGAAGTTGTTTTTGATTGATATTCTGGTCTTTGTCCAATATAGTTATCATATAATGGAGTGAACGGTTGATTAAATTCTAATGGTCTGTTATTATCAAAATAAAAACCTACATTTTCAAAAGTTTTAAGTGTTGATTCAGGAGCACCACCAGTTCCCGTATCACTAGATAAATCAGGAGTTGTTTTAACCGTATTAATTGCAAACTCTAATTGTTCTTTTGATAGTTCTTTTGATGAAATTGCTTGTTGTATATCAAATAAATCGTTAGGTGATATTGTGTAATATTTTTTTGCAAGCTCATATAAATCATATTTTCTACATCCCGCAAAAAATGATTCTAAAATACTATCAACCCTAACCTTATTTGTTTCGTTAGCCAAAACTTTATTAACGATAACATTTAAAACTGATGGATGGTCAACCACTATTTTCCAAGTTAAACTACCTGTTCTAGTAGTATTCTTGTAAGTATATATTGGCTCTGGTCTACCTATAAATTCATTAGGTTGCCAATTCGCTTGCACGGTTTCATTAAATGTTAATCCGTATGGTGGGAACCACATAACTCTACCTCCATTTGGGCCTCTTTCACAAACAGGCAAATCCGCAACTGAAAATCCTGGAGTATTTGAAGTCGCCCATGCCAAATTTTCAATTGAAAACATATATTTTTTGGCATAAGCATTATTATATGTTCCAATCAAATTGGTTGAATCTTGACCACCTTCTTGTTTGTTTGGAGCAATGTTAAGATTATATGTCTTATCTAAAACCGAATACGAAAATCTTCTACCTTCAGTAACAATTCCATCTGTTTTTTGTAGGTCATTATATTGAAGATATGGTACGTCTTTAGTAAAAACTCTACAATATTCAGTTCCAACTTCTTGTCCAATAGCTCCTGTATATTGTATAACCTTTGAACCTTTGGTTAATTCTTTGTAACCATCATGGAATATTTTACTAACTTGGTCTATTGCATTACCAACGTGTTGTAATCTTTTACCCCCTTCAGGTTGGCTATTAATAATTCTTTGAGTGTCATCAAGGATTGAACCTTCTTTAAAGGTTCTTTCTGTAGATTCGGTTGTATTATATGATGAAGGTTTAAAGTCTTCATCTTGGTCTAATATAACCCCACCTACACCTACTTTCTTACCCGCATTTCCTTTGTATTTTGGAGACACCCAAGTGAATCCACCTTCAATACCACCACCATTACTATATGTTGGGCCATTAGCACCTAAACGAATTTCCTTACTTGGACCTTCATATAACTGTGCCAACTCATGTGGTCCAAATACAGGTGATTGTTGTTCATTACCAAACGCGTCTACGGGTAAAGCTCTACTTGGTGAGAATACTCTTGATGGGTCTGACGTTGTTGAACCAATATAAAAATTAGCATTGTTTGTTTCGGTCCCTACAATCGCACCTCCTAATCTGTCAAGTAATGTTCTATCGTAATTTGGTTTGTATCTATTGTAGTTAATATTTTTCCACAATATAGATTTTTGTCCAGGACCTGTATTGTTGTAGAATATTTGTGAACCAGTCTTACCCGCACCTAAAAGTTTACTTGTTAAATTACCTAAAGCGGCAAGTGGATTTGCCAATAAAGCTTGTCCAATTGTTGTTGGTTGACCTGGATTAATATTTGGGTCAAAATATGAACCAGGTATTAATGAAAAAGGTACAAGACTACCACCTAATCTAAGTCCAAAATCAGCAGCGGCAGTTATAGGATTGGCAGGAACGGTGATTTGATAATTAGGTTCAATTAACGGAACTCTACCCGTTAGAATATTAACAACATTGGTACTACTATTAATATTTAAAAAGTTGGCACGGCCAATAGTTTCTCTAACAATCGCTCTACCAATTCTTTCTTCAAATTCTCTTTTAAGTGTTCTTGCACCTAAACGAGCAATAAACGAATCTTGACTTAGTAATCCATTACTACCTGTTGGGTCGGGGCTTAATAAAATAGATAATGGACTATACGATGAAGGATTAAAAATTGTTGGATAAGGTTGATTATTATATAACTGTCTTATTCCACCAGGTATTGAACTTGATATTGTATCTGGTGTTGTAATATAAACACCAGCATCATATTGTTCTAATCCTCCATTACCAAAAGCGTTAACCGCCAAATACGGTCCAGTAATACCATTAAAACCTTTTTGAGCGGCAATCTTAGCTTGGTCAATAATATGCGCATCTTGTTGACCAGGACCATATTCACCTTTATTTGATACAGTATTTAAGTTTCCACTAATATCAGGTACTAATTGGTAACCTCCGTCGTTACCCCACCTATTAAGCGGATATTGTTTATCCGCATAAAAAGTTGTATCAATAAGACCATCAGGACTATCGACCACTGAAAAATCGGATTGAATTACTTCGTAAGTTGTCGGAGGCGTAACTTTAGTAGGGGACTTAGCATAAGGTACTAAATTCCTTGTAATTAGTTTTTTTCTAAAACCTTCTGTGTTTATATAATCTAATGGACTACCCATTTATACTTTTATTAATAAATAGGTTGATGGTGTTTTTTTGTTAGACATTTATCTTCTTTCTAACTCTTTTGCCTTTTGATTGTAATATTCGTAAATCTTTTTTTTGAATTCGTCTGATTCAAAAAATGTTTTAAATTGTTGCTCACTAACACCCGCAGGTGCATCGACTTTAATTGTAATTGTACCTCCAAAATCAACTTGGGAGTTAATATTAGTTGTTTTTGTTTTTGTGTCCATAGGTGTTGGAGTACTACCTTTACCAAAAACAGAACTTCTGGATAATGGTTCTGATTTTTGTGTTCCTGTTATTGCAGAAGTTTTACTTGTTGTTTCTGGAGGTCTTCCAATACCTGTTAAAATTTCTGAAGTATATTTTTTAAATTCTTTTTCAATTGCACTACTACCAGTAACTTTTTTATTACTTTCTTCTAAAATATCTTTTAAAGCCTCCATACCTTTTTCTCCATACGAACTTGCTTTACTTTTAATCCCGTCTTGAAGTTTTTCTAGTTTAGTTGCAAAATCCGCACTACTAATCTTACCCGTATCTTTTTGTAGGAAAAGCTCTCCCATTTTACTCACAGCACTGTTAACACTTTTTGTTATTTCAGCACTTTCAGGTACATTTTTATCAACGGCACCTGTAACTGCTCTGGTTATTCTGTCAGCTCCTAATACGTTACCTCTAACAACCGCAGAACCAGCAATACCAAAAGTTCCTTTTGCAATATTAGCGTCTAAAGATTTTTGAATATTTTTTAAAACATCTAATTGGTTAATTTGTATATCTTCTAAAGTTTTTGGGGCTTTTTCTTGTTGTTCTCTTAACTTTGTAAGTTCTTCTTGGGTAATATCACCTAATTTTTTTTGTTCTACTTTACCAGTTTCATCATCTTTAAGTTGGACAACATACTCATTATCTTTCATTGTTGCCATATTAGCCAAAAACTGCTTATCTTCTTCGTTTTTAAAATTTAAAGATGGGCTAATAGCCGAAAGTCTTTTATCTAAATCGGCGGCTGCTAATGCGGTTTTTGCAAGTTCTTTACTACTAATACCAGTAACTTCCGACATTTCTTTTAACATTAAGATACCTTGAGGGTTTATCTTAAATGATTTTGTTTTTTCGTCAAATTCAGTGTATTGTTTTGTCGCTTTAATAATACTATCTTGTAACGCACCTGGGTCATTAATTGAATCGTTCATTAATTTAAATGGGTCAACTAATCCACCAATATTTACTCCCAACCTTTGAAATCCTGCCGCAGCCTCAATAGCACCTTCAGGTGACATAACTTTATCTGCGAAATTAGCGGTATTTTGCATATCAAACCTCAACATTGAAGCTTGGGCTGCCATTTTTGTCAATCCTTGAACACCATCACTAAAGTTGAATCTATTCATCAACTCCATGTTACCAGTAACGTCTTTCATTACTGTTTTGGCATTAAGACCAACACTTTGAACATATTCTATTGAGTTTTCTAAATTTGGACCAATTTGAGATGTTTCATACCCAACTTGAGCAAAAGTTTCAACTAAAGTTTTAGAATCTGTATTAAGAATTGTTGACGCGGCATATAATTTACTAACTTGTTCTTCTGTTGCGATAACATTTCTCCTCGCACCATCAGCAATTCCAATCATTGTTCGACTAACCTCAGAAATATCACCACCTAAACGAATAACACCTGCTGCCGCTCTTGAGACAGCATCATTCATTTCATCTAATCTAGTCCTACCTTGTAAGAACGCATTGTTTAACTTGTCCGCCTCATCGTACATGCTACCAATGGCGTCCAAGATATTTTCCATTGGACTTCCTAATTTTTTAAAACTTTCTTCAAGGTCTTTAAGACTACCTTTATCTTCTGGATTAAAATCTGCCATAATTTAGAATTACTTTTATATATAAATAGAAGAAGGACTAAAATTTAGTCCTTCCTATTTTCTTCAATCCATTTATCCAATAAATATTTTCTAACAAATATCGGCATTTGAATAAAATCTTGATATGTTATTTTCATTAAGTTATTCAGATAGTAAAATTCATCTATCTGACTTTTCCTATAATTAGAAGAAAGGACGAAAAAATTCGACCCCGAAACCAACATTTACTGTTAGTTTTTCTCCTGACGGGGTCGTAATAATTTTAGTCATATCCAATCTTGGTTCATTTTCATTCATGAAACTTCTAATAAATTTTGAATCAGCGATTGGCATTGATTCAACAAATTTTGCAATAATCGCTTTATCGGTTGAACCATCAACCTCAATAATTTCTTTTTGCATTCTCCAAGTAATTTTTGGAACAACCCTTCCTTGAGGATATGTGTCCGCCATTTTACTAATCTCCAAAATCTCACCATAAGTTAATGGTTTAAGTTTAATTGTTGATTGTGTTTTTGGTAAATTAATTATAAAACTTCCGTCTTCATTTGGTTGTTGACCATTAACAATTGATAATTGATCTAACATAACATTTGTTTGAAACTGTTTTTTAGTTCCAGGGTCAGTAAGATTTAATGTCATTTCAGGACCAAACCCTGTGTTTCTTAGGAAAATTAAGATAGCCTCAACATCACCCTCAATAAGGTCTTCAACCCTCATATCTGGTTCGTATATTTTTGCCCTTAACAAATTAAGGGTTAAATCACTTCCACCCGCCATTATAATATTTTCATCCGCAGCAGTTAAATAACCAACCTTAATTGATTTTTTTCTGTTTTTGTAAAAAATACCTTGAGATGGTAATGGTACCACGTCGTGTGGTAATGTAAAATTTTGTTGACCGTAGTCGTTTGATTGTGTGTCCATATAAAAAAATTAACCGTAAAGTTTATCGCTTTACGGTTAAATATAATTAGGTTTGAAAATTTGTAAATAGTATTAGTAAACTAACACACATCTGTCCATTCTTAATGTTGCAGATATTGTTGCTAATCCATCAGTATTGTATGCTAACGAATCAAAGTTAACATCGGTTAAGAATGTTCCATAAAGAATCCATTTCTCAACAACAACTCCTGTTGGGTCCAACATTTCAAGGTCGATGTCTTTTTTGTAACCCGCAGCATAACCCATACGACCTGTTACTGATTCAGCATGTAAACGAACCCACTCCATAAGAGCTTGAGCTGCTGATGGTCCAATAGGGTCACGAAACTTAACTGGAATTGTTTGCCAGTTGAATCTACCTGCAACGTAAGTAGATGTGTTTAAGAACGGTATTTCTGTTGCAACAATTGTAATGTGTGGTCTAGCCGTTGACTCTACAAACCATTCGTTAATACCCAAACTTGATGGAAACCTTAGGATAAAACGATTTTGACGTTTAGGTTCGTAAGGTATCGGCATTTTCATTAATAAATCAGCCATGTTATTTTATTTTTTTTTAATTTCTTTGTTGTTTATATCTATAAATATAGTCTTGTTAAAAAATTTTTCTCTTTACTTTTTTTTCTGTGAGATTATTCTTTATTTATATTCCTTTTTAATGCCTCCAGCAGTAGAATAAGTCTTAACTATATTATCTGGTTTATTTTTAAAATGCTTACTCATTACTTCTACGTTTCTTATATCATCATCTGAAAATCCTATACTAGGTTCCATTGGAATAAAGTTATTAGATATTTCATTTTTTATATATGCTTTTTTATTAAGTATGCCAGCAATTCCTTTTATATAGGAAACAAATTCATCCATCGCTTTAACTTTTAATTCTTCAGGATTGGCAGCACTTCCTTCTCCAAACGTAACTGGATGGTATTTATTGAGTTCTAAATATGATTTAATTAAATCATCATCACTCATATCTTCTTCACCAACAAAGGTCCTATATTTTTTAAGGTTTTTAATTAGTTGGTCTTTGTCTATACCATTATATCCACTAACAATGTAATTGTAAACGGCTTGTTTTAATGTTTCGGGTTTGTGACCTCTTGCAGTAACAATTGAAAATATTGAACCGTTATTGATTGCTTCTCTAAAGTCTCCAAATGCAGGACCTTCTTTAGCCCTCATAGCATCAATTAAAAAATCTTTGTCTCCCGCAGTTTTAAAATTTCTAAAAGCTTCGTTAGATAAACCAACAATAGTTTCACCTTTATATTCAAAAGGTTTTTTACCTAAATCATGTCTGTATTCCGCAAAGTCATCAGTACTCATACCAATTTCATCACCGTCTTTAGTCTTTAACATTATCTTTGTTGGCATATGAACAATGTTATCGTCCCAATCAAACGCATAATATTTCATGTCTGGAGTCCCTTCTCCTTTAAATCCTTCTTTAATTTGTTTTTTCATACTTTGGCAATTAAAGGGGATACCGAAGTATCCCCGTTAAATTTATTAGATATTTTCAAACGAAGCTCCTGTTGGAGTGATGAAGAACTCAATGTCGATGAATTCTAACGCCTTCGTTGGTTTTAAGTAGATTTTACCTACAAGTCTGTTAGCGTCTAAATCTTCAGGTGTTGAAGATACAGTTACACGGAAATCGTATAAACCTCTATCTCTTCTGATTGAATCTAAGATAGGGTTAACACTATCCAAGAATTGTTGTCTAACGATTTGGTCGTTTTGTTCGAACAATAATCTTACTGCCACTGCAGAAATCAATTTACGTGCTTGAAGTAATAATCTTCTTACGTTCAATCTGTTAAGTGCGGTGTCCGCAACTTGTAATGTTTTATTACCCCAAATTACTGTTCCAACATCAGAGAAAGTTGCAATTGGGTTGATTCTACCTTGATACAATGTATCTCTATCTGTTTGTGTAAGTTTTTGTCTAGCTTTGATTGAATTAACAAGACCTCTTGTGTAACCCGCTGATGCGAACCAAGGGAATGAAATGTTATCTGTCAATGCTAAGTTTCTACAAACCTCACCAGTTGGTGGTAAGTAAATTTGTGTATTATTTACTGTGTCTCTTGTTAAAATCCAAGGATAGTAAGTTGCGGTATAGTTAGAATCAATTCCTGTGTTATCCAAGTTATCAACCGCTTCTTGTGAGTAGATAATGTCTTGAGGATTTGTTGAGTCAGGAGTAAACATTTGGTAGTCAGGAGTTGTAGCGATATAAACCGAGTCAGCTCTTGAGAATTGTACCATGTCAATTGCTTCTTCTACTAAGTTTGAGTTATTAACATAATCAATTGATGTTGTTGCAAAAACGTTAATGTTTGTAGATTCAGGATTTGAGAATGTTAAAATACCGAGTAAATAAGCGTAATAGTCTGTATTAGCAAAATCTTGAGTATTGTTTTGTATAACAATTCTTTTAAATATACCTTCACCTGTTGCTGTTGGGTATCTTGAAGATGGAGACGCTCCTGCTAAGTAACCTGCAGCACCTATTTGGAATCTATCTTGGTTAGTTCTCCATTCTCTATAAATGTCCCATCCGTCAAATCCACCTGCAAAACATACAGTATATTTTCTTGAGAAGATGAAGTAGTATGGATTTTCTTGAGTTTCAGGGTCGTTTCTAAATTCAGCAACACCACACTCAAATGCAGTTTCACCACTTGACATTGACGAGATTCCAATTGTAACAACGGTTGCACCTGAGTCCATGTGGAAACCTTTACTAATAACATTCCAACGTTGACCCTCAACCAAAGGATTTGAAATCCAATTTGAAGGATTTTGTTTACCTTTATATGTTAAGAAAGACTCATCAATACCAAATTGACTTGAGAATCCTAAATAACTTCTTCTAACAATATCACCTGCAGATTCAACTGGAGCACCGCCCGCATTTGTACCAAAAGGAGGATTATAAATTACTTCTCCAGGAAAATAGTATTTTGTTTTATATTTCGGATATGGTGAAGGGTAAACATTATAATCTAAATATTCTCTTTGAGTATATCCATAGAATCCACAAGGTAACGCGTCAATTGGGGCCTCATCAGCCATTTCCACCATTATGAATTTTGATATTAACGCAAATTCACCATTTGAAGATCCTATTTTTTTAGCTACAAAGTTATTTGTTGCTGGATCCATATTACAATTTGTGAATTTTTCAATTACAACAGGGTTAGAATCTGTATCAAAGAAATTTCTAACTAATACATCAAATGACATGTTATTATATGATAAGTTTGCAATTGAAACTTTAATTTCGGTGTTTGCAGAATTACCATCAGAAATTGAAATAAATTTAAATAAATTGTAAACTTTATTACCTCTCAATTCTGAAACTAAAAATGGTGTTTCAGGTGATTGATATTGTTCTAAATTGTAAGCAATTGAAGTTGACTGCTCACTTCTAGCTTCAGGTAATGCTATTAATCCACAAGCTAAACCACGAATATATCCTTCATTGTAAGCATAGTTTAATGATGCTTGGTAAGCCTCCTCAACATAAATTGGAACTTCAAATCTTGATTTACCAAAATTATCAACACCCAATACTTTAGTTATGTACTTTGCAGATGACGCTAATAATGAAGTTTCAAATGTGAATGTTTCATTATTTTTAGTTATACCTGATAATAAAAAAGTTGAGTAAGGTGATTTTGTAATTCCTGAATATTGTCCTGTACACACTAATTGTAAATCTGTGAGACCACTTACTTGGTAAACTGGTCCGTGATTTTCACTTGCACTATTATTTTCAAATAAAGAGATACCTCTTGAACGAATAGTACCTACAATCATGTTATTAAATTCTGTGTATGCAGTACCTGTAAATGCATATGAGTTACCAACAATAGTACCTGTAAATGTGTTAGACGCTCCTGAAACTAAGTTTGATACTGTATAGTAGAATGAATAACCTGTATAATTGTTTGTTGTTGAGTCATTATTTTCAAACTCAAAATTTGCATAATACCAAGAATCGTTATCACCTTCAGTTAAGTCATTTTGAACAAAATCATTTTCACAACCATAAGGATTATAATCGGTAGTGTATGTACTGGTTAACGTTTGATAATCAGTTTCAGGAATTGCACCATATATAACTGCAGTAGTTGCAGATGTTGATGGTAAATCCATGATTGAATCTAAAAAATTATTAAAATCATCTTGTAATGTTGATGTTGTACCGTCTTGTAATCTATATTGTACATTTAAATTAGCATTAACTTCGGCAGGTAAAGAACCCCCAACAAAGGTAACTGTATTACCTGTTGAGCTTCCTGTGAAGTTCGCACTAAATGGAACACCAACAGATGGGTTTCCAATAGTCGTTGGGTCTACATTGGCGGTAACACTAAGAGACCATGAAGGACCTGCGTCATAACCTGATAAACCCAAAACTCTGGTAACAAACAATTGGTTTGATTGTTGTAAATATGATTTAGCAATATATGCTGCTTCATATTTTGGTATTTGAGTATTAAAAAACTTAACGGGTTCTGTTCCCCCGAAATAAGCTTGGAACTCATCATAATTTGTTATGAATACTGGTTCGAATGCTGGACCTTTTATTGTTTCTCCAACAAGACCTAAAGTCGTTACACCCACACTTTGGGCTACGAATGATAAGTCGGTTTCAGATGTGTAAACGCCTGGTGATACGAATACTTTTTGATTTGCTTGTGCTGTTGCCATTATTAAATTATTCTGTTACAGATTTATTTTATAGATAAATATTCATTATTATATGAAAAAACTTTACTTTTGGGTAAGTATTTATAAACGGTAGGAATTAATTCTACCTTTTTTCTCACCATGAAAACAAAGAAAGAAATCAAGAACATAAAAATATCCCCTGAATCACATGATATACTGAAAAAGTACTGTGATAAGCGTGGAATAAAGATTTATAAGTTTTTAGAAAATTTAATTATTGAAAAGTGTAAAGAGAAGAAAGATATATACGGAGAGGATTAAATTAACTTACTATTAAAAGTAATTTTAGATTCTTGAGTATTATCAATCTTTGTAACTTCAATCCTTAGAATGTCATTAGTTGTAATTTGAATTACTGAAACATCACTACCATAATAATCATCATTAATGTAGACATCGTATATATCAACATTATCTGTTCCCACAAGAGACATGTCCGCACTAAAGTCAATCATGTCAATTAATGTTGTATTACCTGAAACAAATAAAAAATTAGATTCAAACTCATTTGGGTTTTCAGGATATTTGTTTCTTCTTGGTCTTCTTGTTGTGGTGTCTATTTCAAATAATTGAGTTATTCTTTGAATTGCGGGTTTAATTTCAAATTCATCCTCATCGATTAGATATCCCAACATTGTAAAGTCATAATTCTGAATATAGTATTTTCTTGCCTCTATTGTCATTTGAGATTCGTCTGAAACATTATCTAAAATAATTGGAACGTATTGACCCTTAATAAATGTATATGCCTGTCTTGATGAAAATGTTTGCATAACAACTTTATTAAGTTGATTAAGCTCTCTCATTCTGTTACAAATAATTTTAACACTATATTTGATATCAACAGGAACAGGTTGTGGAATTGTATAAATGTCCATACCTTGCTCATTACCATTCCAAGTTGGAACGGATGCATAATAAAATTGTTTTCTATTTGGAATTGTATATTGAAGTGATGGATTTGTACCATATTTAACTTCAGGTTGTCTAACAACCGTAATAAATGGTGGTGACGGATTGTAATCCAAATCCACAAACTTCCAAGTTTCTAAATATTGTGACCAATTTTGCGTTGTAATAATAATATCCAACATAGGTACAATTTTTCCTGCAGTAACAACCTCAAGTTCTGTTTTAACAAAATCCAACATACCCCTATCCAAATCGGCATGTAATACTGACTTAGGTAAATAAGTTCCGTCCTCTTTAATATACTCTAAAAGTTGTTCTCTACGTTCAGATAAAACTTTTTTTGGAACAAGTGGTAATGTTTTTTTAACTATATTTCTTGGTAATGGCATTATAATATTTTATTACTTTTATTTATATTAAATCCCCCTAAATTCGTTTTCACTAACATATGTTGCAACAATTGTTCTATAGAACGGTTTGTAACCCGCATATGTATGTTTGTTATCTGACCTTACATATCCATCATCACTAACAGAATAATATCTAACTCTATCTTCGCTCTCGTAGTACCCAAGATAATCACCTTGAAAAATCTCAACACCTAAATCATCAAGTTGTTTTTGATAAACCGAGAATTTCATATTACCAGGTTCTTGTTGTCCAACCCTAGAATTACCCAAAAATTTATTGGTTGGAGCCATAACCTGAACAAGGCCTTTTAATTCAACAGGTGCTAAGAATTGTATTCCATCTTCTAAAACTTCACCATATACACTATCAGTCTTTGTTTTATATCGGTCAATACGATATAACACAACCGTGAAGTTCATATCACCTTCTAACCACTCTTGACCCATATTGGTGTCCAAGGCGTAGTCTTCTCCGCCAAAGAACTTACCTAATCTTGTAATTGGAACTAATTTCTGCATATATTGATAAATACTCAAACTTCAACTATATTTAAGACAAACTTTTATTAAAAAGAATGGAAATAAGTTTGGAGTCAAAAGCGATGACTATTCTTGAGGGTTATGAAGGTGGTAATAACTACCTTTTAGAATTGAAACGTAAATCTAAAATTAACAAAAAATTCTACCCGACAAGGAGTCAATCGGAATACATTATATCGTTCCACGATAAGCAACCAAAGGTTGCCAAGAAGTGGGTGATTCTTGATGCCTATTTTGCACAGAAGTTAGCAGACGATAAACTATACACCGAAATACCACAAAAAGTTTGGGTTGAAAAGTTATTGGCGGATAAAGAAAAGGCGTATCACATTTGGGGTAAAGTTTTTGAAAGTGAGGAACTCCACGATTTTTGGTTACCAAAAGCGTCAATCATAAAAGACAATTCAGTTAAAAATGTTGTGGTTGATTATTCAAAGTATTCTCATAGACCTCCATTAGATCATCAAAAAGAAGCAATACAAAACCTTTTGGAAAATAAAAAGTTTATATTGGCTGACGATATGGGTTTGGGTAAAACCACCTCCACAATTATTGC